TCTATACAGACGCGGGCAAAGTATACCGCATGTATCATAGCCAAGATTGCTGTGAGGGCGTCTATCTGGAAGATGTAGCGGGCGAACTACATGACCTGCTAAACTCGCCAATTACCTTGGCAGAAGAGGTTACGAATAGAAACGAGAACCCCGAAGGGATGGACGAATCTTTTACTTCGTACGCCGAAAGCTTTACGTGGACATTCTACAAGCTCGCCACAGTAAATGGGTACGTTACACTGCGCTGGTATGGTGAATCCAACGGCTACTACTCGGAATCGGTAGACTTTCAGTTGATAGCCGAATAGCCCCGCCCACCACAAACAGGAGTGTAAGAGAGTAGATAGAAGCCAACGATATGAACAAGCAAATAACCCAAAAGGCAATCATTGTTGCAGTAGACTTCTTGGTAATGCTCAGCGTGTTGCTACTCTATCTTCAATGGACAGACCATCAGCTATGTAATTGGGAGGCGGCTGGTGTGCTGTTTGCTGGTGGCTGCATCAGCACAATCATAACCCGCCTACTGAGCGGCTTACTTGGCTGGAATAAACCCAACGTTTAAGCTCCAATTATATGAAAAGTCGAATAGAGAGACTGAATGCGTGGCTGTTCCCCAATAACATGCCTGTCACGATTTATATCATCGTTAGCTTGACCGGCCTCCTGATGATATGCGGGCTATTTTACTTCTTTGGCTGGACGTGGCCTACGTTTGTTGGCATTGGCTGTTCTTGGGTTGCCAACTTGCTAGCATACACTTACTGCATGTTTCTTGACTTAGACACACGCATAAAGAACATGCGCTAATGCCTGACACCCCCGAAGCCCGCGACCGCCGCTACAACGCCCACGCTGCCCGGTTCATCCCTAAACTCACGTCGGCGTTGATTCGGAGTGTAGAACCCGCTATCAGTGCCGTAGAACTAGGTGCCACTCCGGCCATAGCCGCTAGCTTCGTGAAGGACACCGCCGTAGAACTCGTACTCTCCCAACTCTACCGAGTGGTGTTTCCAGACGAAGCATCTCGCGTGTACAGTGACCTGACCAACGGAATCAAAGCCCTCGCCCCCGCCGACGTAAAGGACAGCTGGCTAGCACGGGCTTCCCGGTTTATCCGTACGGAGGGAGTGGTTGTGCTGAAAGGTCTGACTGACCGCACCCGCGAAATTGTACGGGACGTGCTGACGGATGCACTAGAACGAGGGTTGGGTATACAGGAAGCCGCCAAGGAATTACGGCAGCAAGTAGCACAGGTGAGTCGGAGCCGGGCGGAAGCCATTGTGCGCAGTGAGTTAGTGGCGGCTTCTAACGCCGGCTCTTTGCAGGGTGCGCAATCTACCGGCCTGCGGTTGCAGAAGAAGTGGCTGGCAACCAACGGCGCCAGAACCCGCGAGAGTCATCGAATAGCCAACGGGCAGCTGCAACCGTTGGATGGGTTCTTTAGTGTTGGGCAGGGACAGGGCCGGTATCCTGGCGACCCACTTCTTCCTATAGGGGAAAGAGTTCGCTGTAGATGCACAGTAACGTACAAGCCGATTAACTAACTTACAATCATGAATAAGAAATTCATCATTGAGATGGGGCTGCTAGATAATCGAGGTGACCTACTAAGGTTGGATGGGTTGACCATCAAAGACCGCCCAACTATGGCCTTGCAAGACTTCAATGCCATGAAACCACTAGGGCAATGTGCTGTCCTACTGGAAGATGGCGTGCTCAAAGCCGATTGCAAATTGCTAGACAATACAGATGGCTACCCCGCTATTGGGTTTAGTGTAGAAGAGTCCGAACCAAATGAACACGGCGGGCGCACTATCACCAAAGCAACCCTGCATTACGTCGGCATCAGCAATAGTCCGAATGCTGACCCGAATATCAAGCGCATATCTGAACAGTAGCCCCACCTATACCTTATAGCCCCTAATGGAAACTAACCTAATTGCACAAGTCGTAAGCTCACTAATTGCAGAGCAGGATAGGGTTTTGCGCCAAATTATTACAGACCACGCTGAGCCGCCAATCCGAGGCGAGATTACAAAGGGCAAGTTGCGCGTCAGAGGAATCAAGGTGGTTTTTGTAAAGGGTGAGCCGATAGCTTGGGTAGAGCAAAGAGGGGTGCAGATTGGGCCACGCGTTAATATATCACTGCCTGATACGGCCCAAGTTGCTAATGCCTAAGACACCCCGCCACCGCCTCAAACAACTCCGCTTCCGCTCTACCCACCTTCCCAAGAACGCCGATGTACTACCCATGCAAGTAGTATGGCCCAATGGGAAAGTAGAATGGTACTATGGGATAGAAGGACAAAGCGCTAATTGAATCATTCGCCCCGGCCTCTTTGGTTGGGGCTTTTCCATGCCTGTTCCGGTAGGATTTACCAAAGAGCAGCACCCCTAGCCCGTTCGTTCTACGAAAATCAAGGTGGAGATACCATCCTCGGGGCGGGTGACGGGTAGGTTTGAACATGCAAATGCAAAGCCTACCCTTCTTCCGCATCAAGGATATTGACCCATCGGGTCGTACCGTGCAGTTCTACGGTTCTGCATTCGGCAACATCGACAGTGATGAAGATATTATGGTGAAGGGGGCCTTCGCCAAAACCATCCAAGAAAACGGCCCTGCTTCCCTGCGGCCACGAATCCAGCACCTCTCCCAACACAACCGCCAAATCATCATTGGCAAGTTCACGGAACTGGTAGAAGATGAATTTGGCCTGCTGTGCACGTCCATCCTGGCCGACAACGCCGACGGCAACGACGCCCTGGCCTTGTATGAATTAAACGTGTACGAGCACTCGGTGGGCTTCAACACCATCAAGCAGGAATACGACGGAACCACGGGTATTCGTCGGCTGACTGAAGTAAAGCTGTGGGAGGTGTCTGCTGTAACATGGGGCGCCAACGAAATGACGCCCTTGGTGGGGATTAAAGACCTAAAACGCCCGGAGCAGATCGACTACCTCAACACCCGCATGGATAAGCTGGTGAAGGCGTTGCGCACGGGCAACATGCAGGACTCGACTTACGAGAATTTACAGGCAGAGGCTGACTCCCTGCAAGCCGCCTACAAAGAACTCTTCTCACTCCCTGTCACAACGGAGCCGGCCCCTGTGGCCACTTCAGATGCTGTGACAGTCGAGCCGGCTGGGGCTGAACTGGTGGAGACCCTAAAAAAATCTCTCACTTTCCTCAACAACTAGCCATCATGGCCGACGAGAACAAAGAGTACATGCAAGTAAAACAGGAGGTTGAACTCTTGGGCAAGCAAATCGATCAGAAGATCGGCGACATCAACACCAAAGCCGAGAACGGCGAACGCATCAGCAAGGAGAATACCTCTGAGATTCAGAAGCTGGTAAAGCAGCACGCTGAACAACAGGAGCAACTCGACCAGATGCAATCGGAGCGTAAGCGTGACCGCATGAGTGGCATGTTTAACGACGACAAGCCAATGCCATCCGATCAGATTCGCGAGGCTCTCGAAAAGAGCACCGACTTTGCCGACCTGCGCAAGAAAGGCAAGGGCCGCGCTATTCTGGAGCTACCTGAGCTGAAAGCAACCTTGCTCACTAGCACGGTAGCGCCTGGTACAGTAATGCCACAGCAGCGCGTACCTGGTATCATTGCTGCCCCCCTGCGCTCGACCATCCTTGATATCATTGCCACGGCCCCAACAACCGAGCAAGTGATTCACTATGTGCGGGAGCAGAGCTATACCAGCAATGCCGCCTACGTACAGGAAGGCCAGTTGAAGCCAGAGGACGATATCGTACTGACGGAAGAAACGGCCAAAGTGGAAACGCTGGCAACCTTGCTCCGCGTGCCAAAGCAAATGATGGACGACTTCCCCGCCCTCATTGGCTATATCACTGCCCGCGCCCCGCGTAAGTTGGAGTACGTGAAGGAAAACGCCGTGCTCTTCGGTTCGGGTACCAACGGCCAATTGGAGGGTATTACCACGGTAGCCGCCGGGTTTGCGCCTGGTCTAGGTGAGCCAGTACAAGCCCCCAACAATTGGGACGTGTTGGTAGCTGCGGGTTTCCAAACCACAATGGAAGAATACATTGCCAATGGTGCTGTATTGCACTCGGCTGATTTGACCCTGCTTTCGTTGGCGAAAGATTCGCAAAACCGCTATCTCTTCCCTGAGTTGCGTGACGCGGGTACTATCAATGGTATGCGCGTCGCCCGGACGCACGCCGCTGCTATGCGTGGCAAATTCCTTGTCGGTGACTTCCAACTCGGCTCGCAACTGTTCCAGCGTCAGGGATTGACCATTGAGTTCTTCGACCAAGACCGCGACAACGTGGCCCGCAACTTGATTACCATCCGCATTGAGGAGCGCCACGCACTCGCCAACTACCGCCCTGATGCCTTCGTGTATGGCACCTTCGCCGCGGCTAAAACTGCCCTGGGCACTGTATAGCCATGAAGGTGAAACTACTGAAAGACGTGGCGTTACCGCATAATGGAACCGCCGATAAAGCCCCCACCGGTCAGCCGGTGGTGGGCACTGTCGGGGAAGTGGTTGACCTCACCGAGCGCCAAGCCAAAGACTACATCAAGCGCAAGTTGGCGGAAGAGGTAGAGGACAAGCAAGACAAGCCCGCCGAATCTCGCGCCACCAAACCAGCCAAGGGCCCAACCGAAACCAAGTAACCGATGCTCTCCACTGTCCTTCCGTCTGAAACACCAGCCACTGAACCTGTGTCAGTAGCCGATGCCGTAGCGGAATGGCGGTTGCCAGTAGTGGATACAGCGGCGACGGACGAGGCCACCAAAGCAGAGGTGCGGTTGATTCAACGCAAGCTCCAGGCCGCCCGCGAACTAGTAGAGTCCTACACAGGGCGATACTTTGCGGGCGGCCAACGGGTTGAACTCGTCTATGAACTCGCTGAACCCTTCACGCTTCCTGTTGGAGCGGAGATAGAAAGCGTTTCGGGATTCTTTACGAGTGTGGAAGCGCTGAACGCGTTCAACTGGGAAGAGTACCGGAAAGGCATTTCGATAAATCGACAGATCGACTGGTACGCAGCTGGCAAACAGACCTACACGGTTATTGTCAGTCTCCCCGAATCAGCCGCCGACAACGCGCCTGGCAGAGTCAAGGAAGCTATCCTTGAACTTGGTGGCGAGTTTTACCGCAACCGCGAAACCTCTTCTACGGCGGGGATTGGGCAGGGCCGGGAACTACCGGTATCCTACCGGGTGAAGCTGGCAGACCTCGTGCTTAAACCAGCGCTCTTCTAATGGGACAGGCGGCGGGTGGTCTTTCGGAAGTAATCACACTGACCTTACCCGGTCCGTCGATTCCTGACCGAACCGGTGGGCAGAAACCAGGGGTGGGTATTGCTACCCCTCCGCGCCCGGCTCGTGTCCGATTACTGCGCGCTTCCGAGAAAGTCCGGTATGGGCTTTCAATCGGTACGCAAGCATGGGAAATCACGACTCGTGCCCTGCATCCCCTGGAGTTCGACCCTTACTACCAAGCTCATAAAGGCCGGATTAGTTGGAAAGATCAGGAAGGCACCGTGCAGTCCTGTGAACCCAGTGAACGGCGGGATTCCTTCATTCTACTGGTTGCTAATCAGATTGACGTGTAATGGCGAACCGACTGAGTGTGCAGGTAAAGAGTAAAGGAGGATTCCTGGCTAAGCTACCCGGTATCCGGTCGGTGGTTTCGCAAGCTGTTGCTGCTACTGCATTAGCGGTGGAAAGCCGGGCTAAAGAAAACGCCCCGGTGGATACTGGTCGGTTGCGGTCTAGCATTGCCTCTGACATTCAAGGGGTAACGGCCACGGTCGGCACCAACGTGGAATACGCGGTCTATATCGAGCTAGGCACACGGTTTCAACCAGCTAGGCCCTTCCTCTACCCTGCTGCGGAAGCGGAACGCCAACTATTCGTGCAACGCTTAAAAGCCGCTTTAGCGGGTCAACTGTGAAACAAATACTTCTCTCTGCATTGGTCGGCGCTGCTACGGCTTTGGTCGTCAGTCGCAAGTTTACACCTGTTGTGGGCGCCGTTAGGGCTTCGGACATAACAGCTGTACTGGCTTTTGAGGATTACCGCCAACGTCGTAGCCCCCAACCATTGCCGCTGCCTACTGAAGATTCAGCACAGTTCTTTTCGACTGATTTCAAATGAATCCGAAACTAAGCCTTGCTATTGCCCTCTACGACGTGCTCAACGGGCGCGTGCAGGACGAGCAAGGCCACGTAGTTCCGGTGTTTGCCAACGTTCCTTTAGAGTACACGGGGGGCTCTTACATCCTGCTCTCGCAGTACACCGCCGCCGAAGCGAATAGCACGCCGCTTTGCCGGGGTGAGAAAAGCAAGCGGTGGCGCTGCACGGTGTTGATGGATTCGATTGTGCCCTTCAAAACCCAGGGAGAAGCCAGTATCGAGCCGGGGATGCTCTTAACCGAACAAACCCAGGAACTAGCTCGGAGCTTGGCTTTTCAAACACTCGGAGGGTTGTACTACGTCGAATCCGTCACGGTCGAACTCACCAACCACTTTGGGGAAACCAGCGGGGATGCCTACTGGCTACACGATCCTACCCGCTTGGTTTTCACCATTTCCGCCGCTGTGCAGCCGCTTGTGCGGGCGTTGCGCATTACGCCGGAACAACAGTACCGCATCACTCCTACGGGGGCGTTGCGAACTATTCTCTAGTCTCTCACTTTAATATCTTCCTAGTCATGGCCGTATCGAGCATTGCAGGCAAGGATTTCGTTCTCACCGTCGGCGGTAAACCGTTCGGCTGTGCGCAGGACGTATCCATTTCTATTACCACCACCACCACCGATACAGTAGGCTGCCGTGGTGATGTTCAAGTAGTGGGCGGGTCGGGTCTGGTGCCGACCAACACCAAACCAACAGGCTACAGTTGGACGGTAACCCCAGGGGCACTTTTCCGCTTCCCCTCCACCCCAACGGAGGCCGCTGCAATGGTGACCATCCCCCAAATGCAGAAAATTCAGATTGCAGGTACTCCGCTGGAAATGGTGTTTAAGTACACCGATGCCAGCGGGTATGAGATTGAATACGCCGGCACCGCCTATATCACCGACTCTACCTTGGATTCTCCGCTTGATGGGGATTCGACTGGCAGCTTCACCTTCACCGGTAGTGGTGACCTGGCTATTGATGAAACGCTTCCTGCCTAATCCTAACCGCCCCCACTACTACTAGTGGGGGCTTCTTGGCTTTTCTATGGTCAACCACTTCAAGCACACCGGCTTTATCAACCTCTCCGACGGGAGTGAACTACCGTATGCCTTCGGCCCCAATCAATCGGCTATGCTGTGCCAGTTGATGGGCTGGGAGTTTTGGGAGCACGAAGAAAACGTACTACCTGCTTTGTATGCTGTCTCGCTTTACACGAGCCTAGCGACCAACCCAGGCGCTACAGCCGAACAAAAAGCAGAAGCCAGCCAACATGCCCGCCGGTCGCTGTTCAATAACCCGGTCTTTGTGCAAGCCTTCTACTGCTCGGCTCTCACCTTTGGCTGTGAGCTGGAGGGAATTGAAATGCCGCTTTCCGCTGCGGAAGTAGGCGCGTGGCAGCAACAAGAACCCAAAGCGTTCCTGCCGATTCTGACGAAATACGCCGAGCTGCAAACCCTGCGCAACACCGTGGCCGATGCCCGCCCATTAAAGCAGGTTGGCACTAAAAAAAAGACCACAGCAAAGTAACCTGGGCCACGCTGCTTGATTACTGGCTGTCGGATGTGGGCGTGTTAGAACAAGAGTTGTGGCGTATGTCCTGGCTGGAATTGGACGCCCGGTGTAGAGCAAACGACCGCCGGGAATGGAAACAGTGGGAGCACACCCGGTTGATGGTGGCTGCGTGGACGGGTCAGAAACCCAACCAAGTAGTGCCCCTCCCAACGGACAAGGCAGCCAGTAAAGGCCCGATTCTACCACCGGATGCAAACTGGGTGGAGCAAATGCGCCAGCGCGCGCTCAACATGAACTAACCTATGGAACCCGTAGCAGCGCTTGAGGCTATTATTACTGCCGATACTACAGGATATGCAAGGTCACTTGGCGCAGCCGAAGTAAGCCTACGGCAGTTTGCCACCACCACCGAGCAGCAAGCAGGCAAAGCCGCCAAGGTGTTTGTGGGCGACCTCAACGCAATGGGCCAAGCTGCTGCCGCTGCGGGTGGTAGTTTTGCGGGGGTAGGATTAGCTGCCGAACGTGCTGCGAATGGAGGAATTGCTGCGGCTGACAAAGCAATGGGCCGCTTCTTGGATAGCCAAGGCAAGCTACGGGAATCCAATGGCCGCTTCGTAAATGCTGCAACTCTTGCGGCGGAGGCCGCTGGCAAATTAGGAGATGCGGCGACCAAGGCAGCGTTCGACTTAGAAAAACTGGGCAAGGCAGGTGACGTAATGAAGTCGGCCGGCACCGCCCTCAGTGTAGGGGTTACCGCCCCTTTGGTGCTATTCGGAGCCTCTGCCCTTAATGCGGCTGGCAACTTTGAAAGTGCCTTTAACCGCGTAGAAGCGGCCACTCTAGCTAGTGGGAATGAGTTGGATTCTTTGCGCAAGAAAGCGCTGGATATATCCCTTGACCCGACGCTAAAGTTTTCGGCAAGTGACGCCGCGGCTGCACTGGAAAACCTCGCTAAGAACGGGCTGGATACTCGCCAGATATTAGAAGGAGCTGCTGATGCTAGTGTGAACCTAGCAACGGCTACCGGCGGGCAGTTAGCTACTTCAGCGGATATTGCCACCGATGTGATGAATAACTTCAACCTGACTGCTCAGCAACTAGCAGCCAGCGTGGATAACATCACAGGCACAACCATTGCCTCTAAACTTGATATTGACAACTACCGCCAGGCCCTCGGGCAAGCAGGGGGAGTAGCCGGTCAACTAGGGGTGCAGTTCAGCGACTTCAACACCGCGCTAGCCGTTACTTCTTCTGGCTTTTCGTCGGGCTCGGATGCCGGCACTTCGTTTAAGACCTTCCTGCAACGATTGGTCCCTCAATCAAAGGAGGCCAAGGTAGCAATGGATAAGCTCGGACTGAGCTTCTTTGACGCTGGAGGACAACTCTTGCCCTTGCGTGAAATTGCGGGCCGGCTGCAAACAGCTTTTAAAGGGCTGTCCGACGAACAACGTAATTTAGCAGGAACTCAAATCTTCGGGGCGGATTCGATTCGCACGGCCTTGCTTCTTGCTAAAAGTGGCAGTGAAGGGTTCGACCAAATGGCCGCTAGTATCGGCAAGGTAAAAGCAGCCAGTCAAGGGGCTATTCTCAGCAAAGGATTCAGCGGCGCACTCGAAGCGGCTAAATCTGCGCTGGAAGGATTTCAGATTGCATTAGGTGAATCGGGATTGCTGGACTTCGGCACGCGCTTTCTAAAAGCGGGGGCGGGCCTGCTAAGTGGGCTATCCGAACTCGACCCTGCTGTGTTGCGGGTGGGAACAGCGTTGGCTGCCGCCGCCGCGGCTATTGGGCCGTTACTGCTCGGGTTGGGTAGCTTGGGTGCCGCCATTCCGGCTATCGTTACTGGATTAGGTACTATTGGTGCGGCCGTAGGGCTGGCAGCCGGACCACTGGCTTTGCTGGTTGTTGGTGTAGGCGCGGCTGTAGCTGCTATCATCACCAATTGGGATGAAATAGTAAACTACTTCGAAGGACCTGATGGACTTATTTTCAAAGAACTAGCCCGAAGCATTGGCGAATCAGTTGATTCCATTGCTGACGCATTCAATGGACTGGCCGGGTCAGGATTAGGAAACAACAACCTGGGTGACCTGCTGCTAGGCGGGTTGCAGGTAGCACTAAAAGAAGTAGCGACTGGCTTAACCGCCATGCTCGACCTCGTAAACGGGGCAGTGCGTACCGTTTCTTCCTTGCTAGAGGGGGATTGGGCGCGGGCGTGGGATGGCGCCAAGCAGGCTGTGAATGGATTGCTTGGCCCCTTGGCGAACCTATTCGGATATGATTACGCCAGCCTGCGGCAGAGTCTAGGCGTGTTGGGGGATGCGCCGCGCGAAGGCGCCTCCGTGCTAACCAACCAGTTCATTGCTTTGAATGAAGGGCTGGCTGGGTTTGTAGACTTCGCGGAAGAAGGTGGGTTCGTTGGCGGGGATTTAGCCGCTGGGCTGGATAAGGTCAGTGAAGCCGCGGCCAAAGCAGTAGGTTTCACAGAGGCGCAAAACAAGGCGTTACAGGCTTTATTGGAAGCGCTACGTTTGAATGCGGCCAACTCTCGTGCGCTCGGAGACTCCTACGACTACATGGGTGGGAAGCAATCCGCCCTTGAATCGGGGATTAAATCCCTCATCAAAGCGGGGTTCAATCCGTTGGGCTCCACTGTACAGGGGTTTGTTTCGCAGCTGCGGACGGTGCCAGAAGCACTGACGAAAGTAGAAACCGATCTAAGCAGATTCTTCGACCGGATAACCAAACAACAGGAAAGCCAACGGCAAGCCGACTTTCAGCCGTTTGGTAAACTGATATTGCCAGTACTTCCAACGGAACTAGGTGGGTATGATGAACAACTAGACCGGTTCCGGGAAGCAGTTGGGCGCCCGTTCATGGTCGGGGCTATTGATACACTAGGATTTACTACTGCTGCTGATACGATTGTAGACGCTAGTAGTACGGTGGTTAACTCCATTACGGGTATGTCCAACGCTACCGTAGAGCGGTTAACCACGTTCAATACGGAAATCGAATCCCTCTTTGATTCGTTGGGGGGTTATGTAAGCAACGGCCTGGCTACCATTGCTGGAGGTATCGGCGATGCTGCCGCGGCTATCATTGCCGGCGGTGCCTCTGTCGGAGACGGGGTGAGCATCATCTTCAAAAGTATCCTCCTCGCGCTGGCTGATTTCATGGGGCAGTTCGGCCAGCAATTGATAGCAATCGGGGTAGGTAAGCTAGCGTTGGATACCTTGTTCAAAGGACCGGCCGGCGGGCCGTTGGCTATTGCAGCGGGCGTTGGATTGGTGGCGTTGGCCGGGGTAGCCAAAGCACTTATTAAAAGCTCGGCGTCTAGCGTAGGCTCCATTGGTTCCGGCGGCGGTGCTGGTGGTATCAGCACCCCTACTGGACCGAATGCCAACCAGCGGCAAGCACCATTACAACTTGAGTTAAAGATGCAGCCTGTTACGATTAGACAATCAGGCCCTGACTTAGCCGGCGTTCTTGCATTTGAATCCTACAGACAGAGGCGCGTATCCTAATCTACTTCAGGCCGGATTGCGCTTTGCTGATTAGCTTACCATTTTGAAACATCGCGTTCATGTTGGCGCCAAACCCAGGGCCCTCCCATTTGTACATGACTGTTTTCACGCCAGCTATTTCGTTGGAGCTAATTTCTTCACCATCTTCTCCCAGAATAGCCATTGCCTGGTAGTAACTCATTCCTGTTTCCAGACGCTGAAAATTGGCTTGAGTTACACCGGCATGTGGCACTTTCGATTCAACAGTGGATGCCTGACTTGCTGCGCGGGGAGCGGGAGGGGATATAACCCCCATATTCACTAAGGCGCCCCGTATTACGGCAAATAAAAGCAAGCCCGCTATAACCAAGCCTGCCTTCCCGAGTGTGCTACGGCGTTGCCAAAAACTTCCGCTTTTGGGAGTAGAGGTTGTCATGTAATAAAGCAACTATATTTTAGTGGTTAATTTCCAGAACACCCTTGAGTACCAAGGGTGTAGCAGGGTTCTGTGCGGCTGCGAATGAAGCTGAATAGACAGCGCCGCCTACAGAAACACCATCAATAAACAGTTCTGCTGGCACCCGATACCCGCGCTGCAATCCAGTCGGCGGCACTTGGTCAACCTGAATGGTTATGGTAATACGTGGTTTGAGTGTATTGTTATAGGTAACAATTGGTGCAAGCACCACTTCTTTTACGTTGGTAGTGGCATCAGAAAACGCGCCTTCTTGCTTTATAGTGGCCCGCTGTAGCCCTGAGGCAAACTCCTGAATAGTTTCATAGTCTACCGTAATGCGCGGCGGTGTTGCAGGAAGCTGCGAGGCGTCTCCAAACGACTGTATGCTGTAACGCATCGTTACCCGATGTTGCATGGCCGTGCGCACAGGTGTTACTGGAGTGGGAGCCGGCTCTTTTTCTTTGTCGCCACAGTTGCTGAGTAAGGGCAAGGCTGCCAGTAAAATAGAGTAGATAGTTTTCATAGGGCGGTGAAGATGCAAATTATCTGCCAATCCATTTTACAGCCCGTTCGTTCTACGAAAAAAACAGCCGCTCCCCTGCCTCGCCTACGCGCGCGGGTAGCTTCGTAGTATGCCCGAAACACTGCTACTTGTTAGCTGCGAAGAGACAGCCCCCGGCGAGTACACGCAAACCAGCCTGTATTATACCGGCATTCTGACGCAATACTTACTGACTGGTAGTTTTGATGAGATATACCGGGAAGAAAGAATAACCACCTTTTCCTGTTCGCCCTATGCCATTCCCTCGGGTACGATTGTAGAAGACAGGTGCGTGCCTGGTCGGGGTAGTGACACCCGGCAGGCCAGGCTTATTGGTCGAACCGGACTGTTTGGTTTGGTCAGCTTTGACCCTTATGAATACAACGCCGCGTCCTGCCCTATTCAGGCCGCGTTTTGCGACTTGCGGCTGGATTCGCCAGTGCTCACCCCTCCTACCAGTCCCAGCCAATCCGACGGCGAGATTATCATAGGTGTATTAACCTCGCACCCGCCAGTGCAGTATGTGCTACAGGGAGTGAACAATACCACTGGCCAGTTTACCGGTCGGTTTACCGGGCTGTCAGAAGGTACCTATACGATTTTCGCAGAGGATGATTTGGGGTGTACCGCTCAGTTCGGGCCGTTAGTTTTGTCGGGCCGCAATCCCAGCACTAGGTATTGGTTGCGGTTTCAAGACTACGAAGTCCGCAACGACCCACAAGACCCAACGGTCGTTACTGGGTTTGAGCGCAATGGCACCTACTACGACTTCACTACGCGGCTAGCTGTACTGGTAACTGAATCCGTTCCTACGCTGGAACCCCCGTATTCTCGTCCTACCAGTGAACTAGTCGATTCCTACTACCTGTCCGATAGCGTCACGTTTCGGCAGGTCTACCACGATGGCAGCGGGGATATTCGCTTTGTGGATACCGTTGTTCCGCCAAGTGGTATCGGAACCGGCCTGCGGTTTGTCAACATCATCAAAACCGACATCGACTACCCGGATACAACTGGGATGGTTTTACTGGAGGCTACCAACGACAACGCCGGCGGGCTCATCACCTACACGCGGGCAGCAACCAACCAGCAGAACACCACGGGTGCGTTTTCAGGGTTGACCGCCGGGGCGCACACGTTCCGCGCAACGGATGCAAGCGGGCAGAGCACCGAAGAAACGATTACGATGGAAGACCGATACCGCCCTAAATGGGTGCTGCTGTCCACCGACCCGTTCATGCAGCCTTCGGAGGTGACCATATACGAACGCGACTATGAAGGCGAGGTAATCAGCATGTGCGGGGATGGGCAGGGCGAAGCATTAACCCGCAGCTGGGATGGGCAGAGCGACCCTGCCGCTGAACTTCCCGAACTAGTCGGACAAGGAGTAACAGTCGTGTTGCGCACATCTAACCCATTGGCGTTTGAAGTGCTTTCTACGGGCGACGACCGGCGCCACCGCCTTGATGTCAGAAGCGGCGAAAGCAAACAACTCGAGTTTCGTGGGTACACTTCCCCGGATTTATTTCGCGTGTCCATTCACGAAGGGCTCCCCGCCGTCACCATCAACGCTTCCTGTGGATTGGGAACGTTGCGTGATACCTTGTTCCTGAATCATGTTGGTGCCGCGCTAGCCGAATCCGGCCGCTGGTCAAAACTGCATACCCTGTTACACTGCTTGTCCCGGTGTGACGTGAATCTGCCGTTGTACGTAGGCGTTCAGCTCCGGGAAAAATTAATGCGCGCGGCTGACGAAACGCTGGCTGCCGTTTATGCGGACCGGTCAGCCTACGGCAAAACCCCTGTTCTGGCGGAGGTAGTAGAAGCGTTGTTAAGACCTTATAAAGCCCTTGTATGGCAAGCGCGCGGCGCGTGGTGGGTGGCGTCAGAACTGGATTTGGCGTTGCTAGACGACGCCGAATGGACGCACTATACGTTGGCGGGGGAGGTTGCAACACCGTCCCTGCCACCGAGCAAACAGGGGCTGGACCTGTGGGCTATTAAGTATCCGGGGAGTCTCACGCAGGAAAGACACTTGGTATGGGTTTCTCCGGGGGCCGAGCAAGCGACGGTAGCTGCCGCCAAACTTGTACAGGCCAACGTGAAATTGCAGCTGCGGGAAAACAACCTGCCCGGCGGCGAATTGCAGGACTGGAATGCGACCAATACCCTCCCGCTGCCCGGCTGGAGCGAAGGGCCCGCTCAGCGCGTCCTCGGCCCGAAAGCCGGCACGTACGCATTGGAGCTGCTTGTTTTCAACGTATTGACCGCCCCGATGCAGACGTTTCCGGGCGCGGACTACTCTCCTATCGTCCTTAAGTTCAAAGCCCGTAGCGTAGGAGTAGTTCCTTCGGGCGGGCCTACTCCTACTGCTACGCTCCGCGTGCAAGTGCTGACCGATGGCGTGCCGGACCCGAACGAGCTGACCTTCCAGATTCCGCACGGTGGCCCAGATGGCAAGTTTCAGGAGTATAGTTCCACGCTTCCGGCAACGACAACCGGAGCCTCTGTTCGGCTGCGTATTTCAGCCATCGGGCTAGCGCCGGTAGAACTCGCCAACGTTTTCTTGTCGATTCTACCGGCTTTGGTGGAGTGGCCGGACAGTGACCAAGTAACCGTGGTGCGGCCAGACGGGGTGCTCAAAGCCCCCGATGTAGAATTGGTGCACGCCGACGCCCCGCGGTTGAATTTGATTGCACCGGTACAGAAGATGGACGTGCTGGCGTGGCGTCACGCCCTGAGCCTGCGCGATGGAACCGCTACCACATCCTGGGTTAGACCAGGTGTGCGCCAACCGGCTCCGCTGCTGGAAACAGCGGCCTTGGATCGACTAGAGCTACGGCAAAGCGCGCAACGCACCCTGAGCGGTTCGTTGTTGGGCTATAACGGAGTGGGTGCTATGTCGTTCGGGCAACTTGTGCTGAGCCCGGACGCGCCCGGCCGACTGCTGATGGTCGTGAGCTGCGAAGTGCAACAATTCAGCGGGGTTGCCCGCGTGGTGTTGCGCGCTATTGGGTCAGCTCCAGACGCTATACTCCCAATCGGAAGCCGGGTAACAACCAGCGGCAGTGTGCGGGTGTTGCCCTCCGGGGGAATACGAGTGCTCGCCTAGCCCGTTCATTCTACGAAAACCAAGCAGGAGTGTCCAGCCGCGCCCCGTTGCGTGGGTAGGTTTGGTCTATGCCAGACAACCCTTCGCTTTCCACCGCTACCATCGGCCAAATTGCCCGGCGGGTTGCCAGCCCCACGGAGCTGCCGGGCGCGGATTTCGAGACCGAACTTACCCTGCCTGATGGCAGTAAAGCCAGCGCCAAGGTCGGGATAGGTGTCATCCTGCAAACGGTCAACCAGAACCTACCTGGCCCCAATAACCGCAAAGACCTGCGCAAAGCAGTCCGGTGTTACGACCCGAGCCACCCCAACTACATTGCCGGTAATGCTACCCTTACTGAATTAAGCACGGATTTTTTGTGCTTATTCACGGAAGCAGTCGTGGAGTTCGGCCCGGACGGGTACCGCCGCACGTATATTCTGCTCTACGACCCAACTGGCCCGCTGCAAGTTTTTGTAGACGGCAGCTTTACCGGTCCTAAAGTAAGCGCCCGGTGGTTTTTGGCGGATTCCGAGCAAGCCACCGCCGCTGGGATTGCGGCCTTTAGCAACCTGACCACGCGCTATGCTGCCGGAGCACAGACGGTAAGCGAAGGTCGCATCTGGCAGACTGATACGGAACTGGTTCGCAGTTCTTACGCAGATAAGCTCATTCCTACACCAAGCGAGGAAGAGGGTAATCCGTGGCACGAAATCAGCCGCTCTTCAGCAACCGCTCTTTATGAGTACGTGGGGGTGGGCTTGGCTCGGCAACTGCAAACTGAAGAAGAATTGCAGCCCGGTCGCTTGTACATCATCCGTTCTGCGGAAGGCTTGACGTACCTGCACGCGCTCAATAATATTGCCTTCACGCCGGTTGCTTATCAACAGCAGCAGGATGATACGTTTCTGACGGGCTCATATGACTTAGCCACTGATACGTTCACAGAGGGAGGGTTTGGTGGCGCCGGAAGCGCAACAGCCACCGTTGAAAACGTCACCGAAACTCAATACGGTTTCCCTGCCGGCGGTCCGCAGACCTTCACCTTCAACGAGTTTGCCAATAAACTTCTAAGTAAGTATCAAGCACCCGGTTTCGCCTCCTTCACTATTCAGGATACTGGTTCTCAGACCGTAGAAGCAGGTGCCCAATTCCCGGCCGGTTTCAAGTCGTTTAAATGGAGCACGAGCAATACAGGAAACGTCGCCCCCAACACAGTTACGATAGTCGATGAAACGGCCGGCACTACCCTGATTACAAATACAGCCAACGACGGGGTGCAATCCCTGTCTACCGTCGCGTTCACGGTTGCCAAAGGGCTCAGCCGCCGGTATCGTATCTCATCCAAGAACACCAACGGCGACACGTTCAGCGCCGTGGTGGATATAAATGGGCTATTCAAGTCCTACTTCGGCTACTCCACGAAAACCACTCTCACTATTGCCGATATTCTCGCACTTGGGAATGGGAAGTTGCAGAACGGCCGCACCCGCACCGTCGACGGGGTAACTGCTAGTGGTGGAGCCTACACCTACTATGTGTATGAAGCCAGCGAAGGCGACCTCTCCAATGCAATTATGGATGGGGCCGCTCCTGTATTCGGGGCTTTCACCAAGCTAGCCGATGTAACGGGGCCGAACGCCCTCGGAGCTACCACCACTTACCG